AGAAGAAATATGATGAGTTGCGAATCGCAATGTGCTGTTTTGTGTTATGCTTCTATATATATTATTTTTATATATATACAGACAACACACACCCCCCGAATTTGACTATATACAGATGTAATCGCTGAGTGGAGAGGGTACCTTTGACTAAACCCTATCTAATCAAAGTGATAACAGCAAAATGTACCTCGATTTCACTGTCGGTAATTTCGCTACTGAACCACCACAGAACCGTTACCAAGTGAACGCCGGTTAACCGATTCACAGAGAAAATACTGAAAGCGCATACAGTTTACTTTCAGGAAAATAAGACTTGACAAGATTTTTTACCTATGCTAAACTTCTTACATGCTCAATAACGATACCGCTAAGGCGGAATACAAAATATGGGATTCGCAGAAACAGTTCTATCTGCCAACCTCTTATAAAACTCGCAGAAGTGCTAATCGAGTAGCGGATGCAAAGAACAGAGAATATGGAGCGGGTCGGTACTATGTGACTTTTCTGAATTCACTTGGTACTATTCACTTTGGCAATCAAGCAAAATATCTTGAGGAATTCTAAACAAAATGCTTGACATGGTGCGAACAGTTTGCTATCCTAAGACTTCGATAGGGAGACTTGAGCAAATGGCAGCAATCGCAATCAAAACTGAAATCGAAAATTCTGTAGTAAAATTAAGCGCCCGAAAGGGCAAAGGAAGAAACAAAATGAGTGACACACAAACGGTAGTTGATAGCGCCTCTACAGGCGGTGAAGTGAAGGAGAGTCAGAAGACTGTATTCGACTTGCAGAAGTTCGATAACATTCTGCTTAAGAAGAAATTCCAAGTTCCGGCGAAACCCACAGATATTAAGCAAGTCCTGAATGAGACTTTGCATGGAGATATGGATGCTCTGCTTAACCTTATCCATGACGGTCTTGTGAAACAAGCACAGGATGCGGCTTATTACTCGAATGAGGGTTGGTTCCTTACTGACGAGAAAGATGAAATCACCAGCGAACCTTATTCTGGTAACTTCGCCAGCGATAACAAGCGTGACATGATTAATGCTGCCGTGCTTACTCTTGCTAAACTTAATGGTTATGACAAGAGTCTGAGTGCGGAAGACAAGAAAGCTAAGAAGGAAGCCGCGATGGAATTCCTGCGAAAGAATCCTCAGATGTTAGGAGGTTTGCAATAACCTGTGATGAATCCTAAATATCCTGATAGAAGTTATACGGGAATGTCAGTGGAAGAATTTATCAGAGTTATTCTTCTTACTGATGCACAAAAGGAAACTCTGCGCCGGTTAAGATCAGAGGGTAAGCTTTACTAACAAGCTAACCTTCTAATCGCGAAAGCGCACCTAGCCTTAGTTAGCCTGTTACTAAATGGGTTAGCTAGGGCTTAAGGTGTTTAAGGAGATACTATAAGATGAGTTTTGATAAAATAGCTGGCACATATGTATATTGTATGGACTATCACTCTGGACAATGGTCCCGCGAGTATAGAATAATGTGTAAGTTGGAAAATCAATATCAACTTAAACTTTCAGATTCTTGTATCCTAGCTATTCAAGGTAAGCGAAAGTCAGAGTGTTTTGATGGTGCGCGGGAAGTATATGTTAGGTTAGAGAAAAGCATGTCCTCTTCAATACAAATAAGATAAACATAGGAGATAGAATAATGAATAACATAGAACAAAATACGCGGGTTCAGACTAACATCGCAATGTCTAATAGCAGAATGAAGTTTATTGAGAATTGGTTATTTGCTTTCAACCATCTTAATAACTGTAGCGAATACTGGGCACAGCGTATCCGGGAAGTAAACGATGCTGAAGAAGAGTTACACAAGTTATTCTACTCAGCCTAACTGAACTTAGTAAGTGAGTAAGTTAAAATAAATGTTGACTTGCTCACTTGCTTTGTGTTAAGATTTGAATATGAATACTTATCTTGCTTTCTATACGGACGGTTCTGTGAATCTTCTGAAAGCTGAAACAATGAAAGAAGCTTTCAGCCGGATTAACTGTGAAGAGTTCTTGCACATAACCAGAGTCTATGCTGGTGAAAATCCTGGTGAGATTGTTAATGCTTTCATAAGTAAGACTGGTTGGAAACAGACTGATACTATTGTCAAGCTTGACTAACCACTACCAGTACTGAGGGTACGACTCCCCAAAAGTACTGGTATTTTTTTAGAAGTCGGCCCACGAGAGAAATACACGTATGACGAAAAAAGAAATTAAGAATATAATCCAGAAGGGCTTTCAGGAAAGAAGGGAACGCCAAAAGGCGAGGAATGCTAAGAACAGCGCACTGACTAAAGCTTGGAAGTTGCGTGAATCTTTGTTAGACTCAGCATCGGCTCAGGAAATAGTAGAACATGAGGAAATAATAAAAAGGAAAAAACACTTCCTCACCAACAGTGAAAAAAAGAAAAATAACTGAAAAAAAGAATATAATTGAGTTAACACTTGTAACAACTAATGTAATTGTAACTTTATTTCGCTGTAGAATCAACGACTTAGGTAAATACCTGTTGACGCACCGTACTTATACGGATAAGATTAAAAGAAAAAAGCAGCGGGACTCCAAGTTATGAGAACTCCCCGCCCGGCCCTGAAAAGTATTACTTGTGCTATTTTTAGTGTCCCAAGACAAATGCTAAATACTCTGCTAATTAGATTGACTAGCGAGAGGTTAAAGCAATGTGGGACTGTCTTGATGCTGAATATGTTAATGACAGAATTAGAAATAGTCCTCTCCGCAGTTTAGATAACTCCCTCCCCTTCCAGCCTCTTAATTTCTTCTTACAGCCTCCAGAATTACCACCTGACTTAACAGAAAATCTAACTAAAGTTGATATTACCTATATAAGAGATTCCCTAGCTCTAATCTGCAACGAAGTTAGTTCTCCTCCCTTCCCTCATCATATTCCCCTACAAGATATTATAAAATTAATCCGCGTTGAGTTGGATCAGATGGAATTAGGCGGGGAGAGTTATATAGAAGGTATTCTTATTAATATGCAGGAGAGAATTAGGGAATATGATTATATGACGAAAGATAAACAAAATGCCGATAATTAAACCTGAAGTACAGAAGGTGTTACGCACTGCCGGTTTGCTCCCAGAAGAACGGGCTGAGAATGCTACTATACACGAAAGTCTTGATAATGTAGGTTTAACTACTGAGTCAATCGCGGATGAGCTAGCCGGGCTTGCGCTAAGAAGTAATAATGAAGCACTCCGCCTGCGAGCACTGGAGACTGTACTTAAAGTTAAAGGCGCGTTGAAAGATACTCCTGCTGTGATTCCTAGTTTTACCGTGGTTATTCAAAGTAGTGATGACCAGAATTTAAAGTTGACACAAGGAACTGCACCACACTTATTTCCAAGGCAAAGCCTGGAACTTCTTGCTCACGAAGAAAAAGATCCTGAAAAGGTTAATTAACTATGCAAGCTTCAACTTCTGTTACCCCTCCCAGTGCTAATGCCGGTATACCTAACCCCGGCCTAGAAAGAATTGCCAGTAAGATTCAAAGATTTGCTAATCTCTGGACTCTTTATTACCGTCACGGAATGAATGCTGGCCTTTATAAAAACTTCTACTGTGAAGGTAATTTGCAAACCGCGATAAAAAGAGCACAGCTTCACTGTCAGATAATGAATTATAAATATATATGGGTAAGACCTCTTGTCTGTGATATAGAAAGTGAAGAGGAGTATAAACTCAGGGGTGCTAATCCTGAGGAAGGTTATTAATAATGCCTGCTGTAAGTAAAAAGCAAAGACGGGCAATGGCAATAGCAGAACATCATCCTAGTGAATTGTCTTCTAAGAATAAAGGCTTACTTAAGATGAGCCATCAACAGCTTCACGATTTTACTTCAACCCGGGAATCTAAATTACCTAATGTTGTAACAAAAGCTAGCAAAAAAGTTCAAGAAGCAAGAAGGAGATAGTATGTCGAGAAAAGGTTTTTTCGCAAGAATTACACCTCTTCAAGGAGGACATCCGGACCAAGGATTACCTGGAGAAGAAGAACCAGTAGATCCAGGTTATGGAGTAGATGTTGGTGGAACTCCAGAACATCCAATTGTCCTACCTCCACTCCCAGGAGTATGGCCCCCAGCAGGAAGACCTTCTCTTCCTATTTATCTACCACCGGAAGTATGGCCTGGCCCTGGTTTTAAACCTATGCCACCGATTCATATTCCCATCGGGCCGGATAATACTCTTCCTCCGAATGTTGGAATCTGGCCTCCTCTTCCACCTGATACAGGATTAGCTGGTAAGGTAGCTATTCTTGTCTGGGTTTTAGGAGTAGGCTATCGCTGGTTTGTTTATGATGCTGGTTTAGAAGTAGGTGGTGGACCTGTTATGCCAACTCCAAGCCCAAAATAGATTCCGTGTCATCTTCTCCTATAGAGGACTTGAAGAAAAGGCACGGTATCTTTAGACATCAGTAACAATTTAGTAACACTGGGAGGGACTTCTAACCTCCCTTTTGGTATTAGGAGAAGGAAAATGGCTATATCATTTTTTGGTTCTACTCTGGAAGGGCGCCGCAAAAAAGATCACCCTAAGAGTGTTCAATCCACTACAAGGAATCGTTATGCTCTCATAGAGAGAACCAAGAAGATGAGTCATGACAGACTCGCAGATCACATAATGGGATGTTGTGATGATGATTGTGAGATCTGTGATATGGGTCAGAGCGGGGAAATGATAGATGACGATGATGAAGGTAGTGGAAGTGTAGATAACTATGGTGATAGATCTTTTAAAGACCGTCGAGGAAGTGGTTCTCAGGTGGATAATGAAGGATCTTCTGTTAGTCCTAGAGGTACAGACGCATCAGCACGTGTTAAAGATAAATCAGAGGCCGAGTTTGGGGAAGGAGGATCGGCTAATCTGGTTAATGTAGGTGATAAGACTTATAAGAAAAATGAGCACGCCGATAAAACTAACTTAATGCGGCACGGGGAACACTTAGAACACAGTGCGAAACATCCAGGATTCCGTGCTGTCGCTAGTAAAATTGCCTCTAAACAAGGTATTAGTAGTGAAGCTGCTAAGAGAATTCTGGCTTTCAGGAGTAGAAATGCTTCTGCTGGTGCAAAAAAGTCTAATCCACGTCTCGCAAGAGTGAAAGGATAAGAAAATGGCTGTTGAAACTACTGACACAACCGAAAAACAGGCAGATCCTAACTTAGTTCTGCTTGGACCTCGTGCTTATAACAGGTTTTTAGGAAATCCTCCTTCTGGAATGAGAGCGGAAGAAGCTTTTCAAGCAGAAATGGGTTATCCTTGGCAGGTTGAACTTAACGCGGCGCCACTTTTAGCTAAAGTTGATGCTTTGGAGGTTCAGAAGAAAGAACTTCAGGCAGAAGTAGATAAAGTGAAAGCAACTTCTGCTAATTCTCATGCTGTGCCACCCCAGAATCAAGCAAATCCTGCGCCGCCGGTAAAGAAACATGCCTAGAATTCAAGCTATAACACAGCAACATGCTCTTGAAAGACAGGCTTCTCCTGCTTCTTCAAGAATGTTTTCTGGCATGAGTGGAAGTAGTGAGGGAGTTCCTAAAATGCACCCTCTTACTTCTAATATGGGACTTGCTATGCGTGCTGGTGGTCTTATACATAGTCTCCGTGTGAAAACTCCTAGGATTAAAATTCCTGGTTTGAGACTACCCCGTATTTAGCTCCAGCCAGCATCGGCTGAGACTAAAAAAGTGTCTTTGGACCTGAGGATCTTTGGTAACTCTGTAGCCCTCCAATCAAAGATCCTCGTTTTTTACCCCTGCTAATTTCTCCTCCCTGCTTTTTACTTTCTGCTAGGTTCTGCTAGATAATCCTAATGCAACTAAATGTTCGTTTCGCTAATCGTGCCCAGGAAGATTTCTACTATGCTACAGCACGGAATGAAGTTTTTAGTGGCGGCTTTAATAATGGTAAAACTTGGGTTGGATGCTTTAAGTCAATAAATCTTCTTAATATATTTCCTAATTACCGAATGATTATAGCTAGGCAGACGTTCTCAGATCTTAAGAGAACTACAATGCAGACTTTCTTTAAGATCATACCGGGTGAGCTTATAGAAACTCATAATGAGCAAGATGGATTCACTGTCTTAAAGAATGCCAGCATGGTTAGTTGGATTCACCTGGATGGTGTTGATGAAAATACCCTTCGTGGGATTGAACCTAATAGTATCTTAGTTGATCAAGCTGAGGAGACTGAAGAGAAAGTCTATGATGTGTTAGATTCACGTATTGGAAGATGGGATGGTGTTGTTATACCATCTGAACTTCAAGAAAAGCACATGCGAATCTTCGGAGTTGATTGGCCTCAGAATAAATACGGTAAGTATATTGCCCCTTCTTACTTTATGCTCTTATGCAACCCTGACACGGAATTTCACTATCTCTATAGGAAATATCATCCCGAATCTGTTGAACGGAATAAAGCTTATTACTATGTGGAAGGAGCTTGGCAAAGAGATTTAGGTAGTGAAGAAACTTATGATAATGCACTTCAGAGAGATTCTGAATGGCAGGATAAGTATATTAAAGGGAAGTGGGGTACTTCAAGTGCGGCTATTCACTTCCTGCGGAGGGAATCTATACTAGATTACTCGCCGGATTTAATGGAGCGTATTCGGGCTAAAGGTAACTTATTTAGGATTCTGGATCATGGTGATGCTGCTCCTACAGCCTGTCTTTGGGTGGCAGCATTAGACGGTGTTTATATATTTTACAGGGAATATTATGTAGCCGGGCAGATTATAAGTTACCATCGGCGCGAAATTTCTAGTATGAGTGAAGGTGAACTTTATACAGCTAATTATGCTGATCCTCAAATCTTTAAAAAGACTAACCAAAGGCTAGGTGGCTTTTGGTCTATAGCTGATGAGTATAGAGATATTGACCTGCAAGCACCTGAACTTATATGGATAGCAGCAGATAATAATGAATTCGCCACACGAAATCGTATCAACGAACTTCTAGCTCCTAGCCTCCGCTTCAAACATCCTCTAACCAAGCAAACTCCAGCACCTGGAATGTACTTTATTAAGGGTAGCTTAGAATATCCTTGGGGCTGTAAAGAAGCTATCCGGGAAGTTGGAGCACAAAGGAAGAAACTTATAGGTTCTGTGGAAGGTAAGAATATCTATAGTGATGATAGGGAGATTAAAGTACCGGATCATGCTTATGATTGTATAAGATACTTTGTAGCAATGCACGGTGTTCAGCCCCGGCAATTACAAAGAAAGCCTCCAAGAAATTCTTTCGCCTATTTTAATAAACTACTAAACAAGACTTTAGGTCCAGCAGCAGCAAGTGTGGAATAGATGCCTGACTACAACTTGAACAATCCTTGGGTTACCAGAATTCAAGGTGCTAATAAAATGTTCACGGAGTGGGAGGGTAAGTTTAAGTGTAAGCTATTGGAAGAGTATTATGAAGGATTCCAGTGGAAACAGCGCAGAGATTATCCCACCACTAACTATAATCCTTATACCCTGAATTTAGTTTATAGTACCGTCAAGATTAAAATAGCTGGTCTTATCTTTCAAAAGCCGCAATACGTAATATCACCCTCTCCTGGTAACAGCCAATGGGATTTAGATTTTGCAGTACAATCAGCACAACTCAAACAGGATGTTCTGAATACTATCGTAGGTAATCCGAATACAAACTTTACTAAGCACATAAAAAGAGCAGCCCTGGATAGTTTCTTCCGCTTTGGTATTATCGAGGTGGGTTATGCTAATGATTGGAGAAATCCTCAAAAAATTAACCCGGAATTGAAAAGTTGGGATGATCCAGATGTTACTGAATATGAAGATAAGATAACAGATGAGAATAGTGTACCTGTTAATGAGAAATTCTACGTAAAGCGGATTTGGCCTCAAGGTTCAGGGTGTGCGCTAGTGAAGCTACAGATCTTAAT